AGGCAAAATCCTGGGCAACTTTTTGTTGCTCAGGAACTTATAAATTAATTTAAATCAAAGTGTTGCGGAATTAAGGCTGAATAGTTGTTTACCCACGGCAACGGCACCCAGTTGTTCGTTGGATATGGTTTGAACGCTTCTGCTGCTATAAGATTATTGCGCTTGGTAGGATATCCCAAATCCATTTCATTGAGATAGATATCGTCAAATGTCTCGTCAAAGTTCTGCTCACTGCGCCCCTCCAGAAATTGCGTTTTTACTTCTACGTCCGATATTTCTGTTATTGTGATGGAGCCAGACTTCAGAAAGGCACCGTCACGGATGTCGCAGTCAAACACCACCTTCGACTTGATAACATCCGCTCTGTGGATGTGCCCGAAGATGGCAATGTTCCGTGCACATTCCTTTAGTGGGAACGTGATAGTCAAGGTGTAGCTGTCGCTACCCGTAAACAGACGGTTCTCGAAGATGAAGTCAAACGAAGTGTTCTTCTTCAAAAAAGCTTGTTTGCCATTGATTATTATTTCCATTTTTATTACTTTTGCAAAATGAAACATACACTAATTATAATATTCGCAAGTTTGACACTTTTTGTTGCAAGTCTTGTCTTTATTGACTATTGGAATTTCGATTTTCCACACTTGCTAATATTTCTTATTGCAAGTAGTGTCGTACTGTATATTTTAAGTAGATATGTGAAAGGTAAGTCTGCAAGACGAACACTTGCCACTTTATCATACATATCGCTTGCCACATGGATTTTGCTCCTAATATTCTTATTTATTGCTATGTATGTAATGACAATTGGCGAGGCTCACCATTAACCAGAGGTTACTCACTTTCTCCTACTCTTTGGTGTCTTGTTACGGATTAGTGTGTCATACTCGTCCTGCGCTTGCTTGATGCCAGTGTCCCCCGTGACCGTGTTCACCGTGACGAAAGGCTCGCTCAATCGCTTCTCCAACTGCTTCATCGTATCAGCATAACTCTGCATAGCCTTTGTGTTCTGCACGATTGCAGCCGTAGCCAGTCCGTCCGGCTGCTGCTGCACGATGATAGGCTGTTGCTGTTGTGGCGTGCTATATGCAATAGGCGCAATAGTCCGGCTCACATCATCTGCTCGCAAGGATCCGATGGTGTTAGTCCGCTGCGCATAGTCCAGGGCATTGATGATGGGACGCGCAACCGGGTTGGCAAGCATCTCCTGCGACGCCACCCATTCCCCGGCATGAACCACGCCCACCTCTTGGAACTTGGAGCCTTTCGGAGTGAAGCCACCCTTTGCATAGCCCTGGCTTTCACTCGCTTGCTGCTGTTTTTTGATTGCAGCAATCTGAATAGCTCCAGCTGCCACCGCCATTGCAGCAGCCACTGGTGCCAGGATATAACCCACAAGCGGAATTGCCGCTGCCGAGCCATACGCCGATATGGCGTTCTGTGCCGTCTGCGCCACCGCTTGAATTACCTGCATGGCAAACATCTTTTTGTTCGCCTCGTTCTTTTTCTTTGCCAGCTCCTTCTGCTTCTGCTCCTCGAGCTTCTTCACCTTGTAGTTGTTGCCCTCCGCTTGCGATATCTCCTTGTCATACCGCTTCTCGATGGCAGCAGTCTGTATCTCCAGTTCCGCCTGAATGAGCGAGGTCATGCCCGAAAATATTGAAGACATACCCGACGTCAGCGTGTCGAATGACCCTTGCACCGCCTGTCCGAGGTCCGAGTTCAGCCATTCCGTGATGTCCTCCGTCATGTTTTCGAGGAAGTTCTTGCTCGTGTCGTTATACTCCTGGCCGTACTTCTTCGCCAGTGCCACCTTTGCCTTTTGATACGCTTCCTCGATGCGCAACTTCTCCTTAGCGTCGTTGCCGGCTGCTTTTATCTCTTGGGCATATACTTCATCTAAAGCGGAAGAGTCCTTGTCATACTTCTCCTTCTTCTCCGCCTTGTTATCCCCGAAGTATTCCTCTTTGATTTTGGCAAGCTCTTTCTGATGCTTCTTCTCGTTGTCCTCGATGGTCTTCTGATTGCGCTTTTGGTTTTCAACGAGCTTATTCTGATAATTCTTCTGCGCTTGCAGCTGTTCCTTAGAACCGTCCGTGTAGACCTTCGTCAAACGGCGCAGATGCTCTAACTCCATGAGTTCAAGCGCGTCATCAAACGTCTTTTGGTCTACCTTTCCATCAATGTACCGCTGTTTCTCTGTAGCAACAAGCTCATTGTAATAGTCGTTCTCCTGCTTCGCCGATTGCGTGTTCTTGTCATCAGCGAGTTTCTTCTTTGCCTCATAGTATGATGCTTCCGCTTCCAGCTTCTGTTCACTCGTAGCTTTGCCATTAGCCATAACTTTCTGATTGTACTCCATATCAATCTCTGTCATGCGGTTCGTGTACTCCTCGAAGTCCTTCTCACCTTTGGCATACGCAATACGGTTGAGAGCTTGCTCCCTGGTCTTCCAGTCCTTTTGCGGTTTCAGCACATCCTCAGTCTTCGTCTTCTTGTCCGTCTTAGGAGGCGTGTATGGAGGGTTCTGCGTCTGCTGTTCCCGCTTCTGTTCTTTCTTCGCGTCATTGAGTGCCTCCTTCTTGATGTCTTCGCCATATATGCCTAAGATGTTCGCCTCACGCTGGTCGAGTTCCGCCAAGTCCTCCTTCGTCTTGGCAAGTGCACGTCTGTTCGAGGCACGCAACGAGTTGACACCCAACTGCACCACCTTTCCCTCCTGACCAGGCATAACCGTTTCCGTCCTTGCTTCCATCTCATCCATGGCAACGACACGCTCCTGCCTCTGCTTTTCCAAATTAAGGTCGACACGCTGCTTTCCGATATCACGCAACTTATCCTTGGCACCCTCAATCTCATACTTGCGAGTCAACGACTTCAAGTAATCATCAAGAGCCTTCTTGTTCTCCTTATACTTGCCCGTGGTATCATCCAACTGGGCATTATAGTTCGGAATAATCTTGTTGAGCGCATCAATCGCCGTGTGTCTGTCCTTCAGCGACTGCGTTTCATCACGCGCCACCGCAATAAGCGCATCAATCTTGTTCTTCTCGTCGATGATGCCCTCCTGCCCACGCTTGCGTATCTCCTGCAAATCCTTTTCTGCTTGCGACACCTCCGTCATCTTCTTGTATAGTTTATAAAGAACCGCACCGAGAGCAATGGCTCCGGCTGCTATCGCACCATAGCCCGATGCAAGAAGAGCACCCTGCTTTTTGAGGTCCGACATCAGCCATGACTGTCGTACCCAATTGCCCTGCAGTTTGGCGAGACCCATCTGCAACAAAAGGTGTGCAGCGTGCAATGTGGCGACCGTGGTCTTGTATGCCGTAGTCGCAGCCTTGGAAATAACAAGCCACGCATAATGCGCCTTGAAAGCGATGTTAGAAGCGTTCACCGCAATCTTATAGGCAATGAAAGCAGCAGTCAGCGAAGCCAAAGTAAAAGCGTTCTCCTTGATGAACGTGATAGAAGTAGACATAAACTTCAACAACAACGTGGTGGAAGAGATGACATGCTTCATTATCGGCTGCAGCTGCTCACCGAGTGCCACCGCCATCTCCGTCACACCCTTGCGAGCCTTGTCAAGTCCTGCTTGCACCGTACTGTTCTGCACATTGAACTCATTTGTGACAGACGTACCCTCCGCAAACGCCTTAGTAGCTTCCTCCTGCTCCCACCGCACCATATCGAGGTTGCCAGCAAGAGCCGAAATCACCTGCGCAGCACGAGCACCATTCTCGCCCATATCCTTGAATACTGGAGCCAGTACGTCGATGTTGCCGAGTTCGTGCAGACGATCCAGCAACATCAGCAGTCCCTCGTTAGTGCTCTTCTTCAGCGTTTCGTTAAACTCCTTCGCATTAAGTCCAGTAGCCTTTATTATCTTGTCGTTCTCCTTGAACATATCCATAATGACTTTGGAAACAGCAGTTGCCGACATCTCCACCGCCTGTCCCTGGCTATCCAGCACCGCAGCGAAGCCCATGATTTCCGGGATAGTCATCTTCGCCTGGGCACCCACGCCAGCCATGCGCTGTGTGAAGTTTGCGAGATATGGAGCCGAAGCCGTGCAGTTCTGCGACAACTCATTAATCACAGAACCCACGGCAAGCAGAGCCTTCTCCGTGCCGAGTCGTTCCTCGTCACCAAAGATGTTTGTCAATTTTGAAAGAGTCAGCGTAGCCCCATCACCGAGGTCGTCCAAAGCCACATTGATTTGGTCGGCAGCTTTCACGAAGCCCAAGACATCCTCCTGCGAAGTTTTGCCCAATCGTCCTGCTTCCTGCGCCAACTTATTCAACTCCTCACGCCCCGTTCTGGTGTCAATCTTCTGAAACTCCTCATTCAGCTGCTCCACCTCCGAAGCGTTCATTCCCGTAAATTTTCGGACATTCGCCATCTCCTGGTCCATATCCGCAAAAGCGTTCACCGCCGAGCGTCCTGCCATGATGATACCCGTGATGGCAGCAGCGATGCCGGCAAGAGCAGTCTGCCAGTCGTTCAACTTTCGGTTCATCCGTTCCCACAGGCTCTCATTCTCTCGCAGTTGCGAGTTCACTTTGGCAATCTCCGCCTTAACACGCTTAATCGCCTCACATTGTCTGTTCCACTCTTCGCTTCCACGTTCAAGCCCATTAAGGTTACGCTTCAGCTGTGACAATGTGCGGTTCAGTTCCTTTGGCGAAGTTTCATCGAGTCGTTGCAGAACATGCTCGACCCCTTTTGCAGCATTTTCAATCTGCGAGATTTGGCGATTGGTTTCCTTCAGTTCACGCTTTAGCTTCGTGAGTTGCTGTTTGTTTCCTGCTGCTGCCGCTTTTTCAATGGCTTTTTCGAGGTTTGCAGCCTGAGATTTCAGTTTCAGGAGCATATCTTCCGCCTGTTTCCCGTTTACAGTGAGCGTAACGGTCGCATTGGTGTTTATATTCGACATACGTCTTTCAATTTTATTGGTTTAATGATACGCAAAAATAACACCGCTCAAACACCACTCAAAAGACGAGAAATAAGGCAGTTTCGCCCGATTTAGGCACGCTGGCGCCGACAAAAACCGACGAAATTTAAGCGATAGAAAAACGAAAGGCTTGTGTATCAAGCCGTTAAGGGATTGTTAAGGGAATTTCCCTTAACCCGTCTTGATAAAGACCCCCCGACCGCCCTGTCCTTGCTGACGGCTGCGACCGCCCGACCTTTGCGGAATATGTAAACAAATGTTAATATTTAGTTTCTCACACACGCAAAACCGCCATAGTTGCGTCAAAAGGCGAAAAGGCAGAAAGTGACGAAAAAGGCTTGCAAGTTTCGCTGATGACAAAAGCGAGCCGAGGTTTCACGCTGATGCACAAACGCTCCAAGTTCCACGAAAAACGAGGGTTTCGGATTGAGCAAATAAGACAGAAACAAGCAGAAGGTTTCGGCAAAGCACCGAGTTTCGGCACGATATAGGGTTTCGGATGCGCCAAACGCTCTTTTTTCGGCACTTTAAGCCTCCAAGCCGAGCAAACCGAGGGTCTTGCCGTACCACGAAAGGCTATTGGGTATCGGATGGGCATCAATGGCTTGCGGAAGTTGCAATATATGCGAGAAAAAGCGAAGGTTTCGGCTTCATACTGCGCTCTTTCGTGCTACTGAACCACCGCCCACCACACCAAGCGAGCCACCACGCCACGCCCGACCCATCGGGCGGTAATGCGGCAGTGGTGAGGGATAAAAAGGTAATGCGCCTGTCGGTCTTGCCCGACATTAGGCGCATTACCTTTTTATCCCATACCTCTGCCATACCTATTTGAATAAGCGAGATTGCTGTCAGACTTATAGCAATCTTGATTGCCATAAGTCAGACGGCTTTCTCGCATTGATAGATAATAGAAAGCGCAGCTTTACCAAACCATGAAGGCATCGCCTTATAGGAAACAGAAGGCTCAGCCTTACCCGAAGCGAATGGGTATGAAGTGTAATGTAATGAAGTGGTAATGTAGGACTTCTCCATGGCTCGCAGAGTCATAGAGAAACTCCGGAATGATAACGTAATGGAATGTAGCGCAATATCCTTTCGCAACAGTGGACGAAAGGATGTTGCGCATAACGGACGGCTACGGGAGTGGAGAGCCACTGCCTTTCGGCTGAAGAAAAGAAGATTGAGCGAAGCGAATGAAAGGGATTGAGCGCAGCGAGATGATAGACAATAGAGCGCAGCTGCACGGACTTATGCGCAATGCAATGGAGCGTGTGTCCGTACCTATTAAGAAAGGTGAAGGGTGTGCAACACTTTTCAACTTTTATGATGATAGATAGACATCTTTGATGTGCAAAAAACAGAATGACATCGCAGATGTGGAGAAGAATGACGGAATGAAATGACGTAGAAAACGGATGACGCTTGCGTGTTGATGATTGACGAGGAGGTCAGACAAGCTCGCTGCAAGCGTTGCTTGGCTGGGTGATGCGTCAATCATGTGCGTAGGTGGTGCATTGTTCGGTGGCGAGGACTGGCGTAGCCGTGAAATTGTGGGGCGTGTAATGAAGTGGAGGGGCTTTGGGCTGACGTGGAGAAATGTGTATGTTGCTTACCCCGTACCGTGACTTGTGTGCTTGCACTTTTCTCGAATGTATGGAGGACTATTCGACTTCAGGCGATTTGTCCTCCTCACATCCGAGAAAAAGAGACATGGTACGGATCAGGGAAGTGGCATACTTATTTTGCAACAGAAGCCCAAAGCGACGGAACGCAATGGAACACCCCCACAATTTCACTTAGCCATGCAATTGCTTGTCCTCGCCACCGAACAATGCACCGCCGGAGCTGCCAGGTAATGAATTCGGGAGCCTGTGACCGAAATGTCGTCGTCTGCCGGCGAGATAGCGACGGATAAAGAAAATGACGGCTACTGCCGTTATCATCATTAGGACGGCAATAGCGAGCTTTGCCGTGAAGGGAACAGAAGTCCTTGACTTCATGCTGCTTTGCGACTTGTCGGATGAAGACTGCTTCGCTATTGCGATGCTGTCTTCCACCTGCTGTGCAGCTGCGGACTCCTCCTTTTCCTCTTGGGAAAGGTGAAGTCCGTAGAGCTTGAGAGAAGACGGCTTGCCGTGACTTATTGCTGAAGGCTTGCCGTGGTAAGATGGAGGCTTTGCCTTGTCATTGGACAGGGGCTTGCCTGATGGATAGCTGAAGTCGGGACATTGAGGGGTTGCCGACGTGTCGACACCCCCGAATGTGAAGACGCAGCTATCGAATGAAAGGGCGGTAAGCCTCTGTAGGGAACTGAATGAAAGATTCTGAGCGGATCGCCATTGAGCTTGCGAAACGGCGTTTCGCTCACTTTCATTGGATGATGATGCTGTCTTTGTGCTCTTGCACGCCAGTACAAATGCACAAAGAATAAGGATTAGGATATGTTTCATATCGTAGGGTTTAGATGTTGGCATACTCAGCAGTGGCATCGAATGATGGGCACGCTTTGGCAGCGAAGTCGCGATGTCCTCGGATTTTGGCATTAGGGAACTGCACTCTGAGCTTGCGAAGAAGTGCCACCAATGCGGACTTCTGCTCTTCCGTGCGAGAGTCCTTCGGGTGTTTGCCGTCGGCGGTCAAGCCACCGATATAGCAGATGCCTATGGAATGGGCGTTGTGCCCTTGGCAGTGCGCTCCCACTTGTGCGAGCGGTCTGCCATGATGCACAGAGCCGTCGCGGTAGATGACGAAGTGATATCCGATGGAAGCAAAGCCTCGCTGCCGGTGCCAGCGGTCGATGTCTGCCGTGGTGAAGTCCTTGCCTTCAGGCGTGGCAGAGCAATGGACGATGATGAGGTCAATCTTGCGCATCCTTCTCCTCCTTCCGCTTCAGTTTGTCGTCGAGGTACGCGCGTAGTTCTGCATACTTAGTCTGTATGTAGATAGTGACACCGAAGATAGACCCGGCGTAGATTAGACACTCTGCGAATACACCCAGGACAGACTCGTGAATCTGTCCGGTGGGCGGTACGATGAATCCTGCGACAGCGAGTAGGAATCCACCGATGAGCATAGCTATGGCAGATACAATCTGCACGTTTTCCTTAGTTTCTTTTGTCATAATGAATTGTCTTTTGAGAGTTAATATGATGTGGTTATCTTTGCGATTGAGTTGTGGTCGATTGAACCATTGCTCTTTGGCAGCGTGGTGTCGCGAACACCATTTTGCATCCGAGCTGTGGTGGCCTCCTTGCGGAGAAACCATGGCTCTTTTCGTTTACATACTGAAAATGAAGGTGAGTTCGTAATTGTTGCTACTATCTAATGTATCAGCCCTTGCGATAACCTTGAACTCAGCGAGGTTAGTTCGGAGTTCACCGAACTGGAACGGACCATAATCTTTAGACTTCTTGTAAAATCCGATGGCGAAGCGGAAATGTCGGTTGATGCCAAGAATGTTATAGGAGCGTTTGCCAAAGTAAATGCGGACTTCCAAAAGCTGTTGCGTTTCGGGGTCGATGATAGCACGGCAGTCGCTGAACAACACATTAGGCTTCGTAAAATACTTGCCATTGTTCGGGTCGCCCTCCTTATCCAGACGGAAAGAAATCTCGTCGCCATTATTCACACTAATCTTTCGGTCGTCATAAAAGCGGTTCCAGCCACGTCGCCGTGGAAGATACTCACGCACACCGTTTTCATCCTCCTGCTTGCGACTTGTACGCACCGAGTGTCGGAAAATGACCGGTGTAAGCCCTTGCCGGATATAACGGTAGGCATCCTGTATCACGAGAGTGCTGTCAGTGATGATACATTCAATGTGCATCTGCGTAGCTTGCTTCATCGTGGCAAACTTCTGAATGTCCGTCTGCAACGATTTCATCTGCGATGCAAGCGACTTGATGTCCGTCTGTATCTTTAGAATATCTTCAGCGTTGACAGTGATTGCTTTAGTGTTTCTCGAAACACGTGAATTGATATTTGCAATACCCTTTTGTAGATTTAAGATTGTTTCCTCCAAAGTTGAAAGCGAAGAGAAGTACTTGGAAATGTCAGCCTTGCACTTGTTCAAGTCCTGCACCTGCTGCGCACGCATGACACCGGCACGCTCGGTAGTGGCTTGGCGGATGAGGATGGAATTGGGTGCGAGTTGGTTGATGCCAGTGGAGAGGTTCGCCTTTCCCAATGTGAAATATACGTTGTTGCGGTCGTCCGAGCCGACGGTGAGCGATGTCAGCACATAGCCGATGCGTGCAAGATCCGAGCGCCAATTATCAAGGCGACTCACGTCCGTCTGCAGAGCAGCTTTGCCCAAAAGGTCAGCGATTTTCTGCAACAGTGCGCCCAGAACTTCGGGCGTTATAGCCTCTTCGCGCGTCTCGCTGCGAAATGAGGTAATGAGAGATGTGATAGATGAAATGTCAGCCATACTTTTGCTTGTTTTTAGCAAAGGTATGGCTGACTTTTAGATGGAGAAAAGACATTGTTAGTGATTATAGCGCACATACTTGTCGTCAAGTGCCTGGGCGACGACACCGACGAACTCATGAGCGATGTTGTCGGAGAGGAAGTCACGGAGGTTCATGACGGAAGCGTAATACTTACGGCTGAACCAGGGTTTCTTTTTGCGCTTGCGTTCACGGCCGATGTCGCCCTTGTTTCCACGAGGAATCTCCTTGCCCGTACCGAAGTTCTGCCAAAGGCCATATTCGAGGAAGGACTGGCTTAGTCCTAACTCAATGAAACGACCATCCGCACGGACAGGGAGGGACTTTGGGCTGTGAAGCAAACGTCCGGTGTCGATTACACCGAGGAGAGTCATTTGCTCACGCCATATTTTGAGCATCGTATCGTTGAAGGCAAGAACGAACTTCTCACGTTCTTGCAGTTGTGGGTCATTGCCATTCAGTGTGGTCATAACGGAGGTCGGTATAAGTGTCAACGGCTATTTGGAAGAAAGCACAGGCGCAGCCTGAGAAGAAGTATTGGTCGATTTCCTGAAAGGAGATACGCGAGTCGAGATAGATATTATGCTGCTCCTGCTTCGTCTTTTCGAGGATTAGCTTGCTCATAAACTGGCGGAACAGCTCGCGCATGGTGTCCATGCACTGCTGGCGTGCTGCCATGTCATCGATGGCATGGCGCATGGCGAGGAAGACCGTCTTCACTCTTCGAGTGTGCGGACTGTTGTTCACCTCGATATAGCCCTGGCTTATGTCGCTGACGGCAATGATAGCCGTGGCGGACTGTAGCTGCTGCAAGGCTTCCTCGAAGCCGTCGAGTCCGCTGATCTTGGCGAAGACAAAGTCATGGGTCTTGGCGAACTTGTTTGTTTCTGTGAGGGATGCGAAGAAGGCTGTGGCATCCCAATTGATGTTCTTGTCTGTCATTTCGTTTGTCGTTTGATGTCTTCTACTTCTTTGGCCTTAGCATCGAGTTCTGTGAGAGCTCGCCATGTGTCCATCGAGAGCACCGCTTCCTCTTTGGTGATGTCTCCACCAGTGAGGGCACGGATCTGTGCATTCATGGCAGTCCGTAGCACCTCCCCGATGGGCGGTACGTAGCCCAGGAGGTCTTCAGAAGAACTGGACATTGGCTGCAGGAAGTGCGGGAACAGTCGGGCGAAGTAATGCTTCAGCGACGAGAACCAGTAGAAGGCGTTGAGCAAAAGCGGTGTTGTTAGGTGACGCGACTTTACCTTTGGGTACAGAAGCGTGGCGAGGTGGTTAAGCAAAGCCTCGTTCTTGGTGTAGAGAAAACCCTGATAGTAGTTGTCGGCAGAGATGAACGTCGAGAACGGCACGCCCTGGAAGTCGGCGGCGATGGCTGTGGCTCTTCCGATTTTTGTGATGCGAACCGGCAATGGTGCGAATTGTCGTAAGAAGTCCAATGAACCCGTGGCTGCTTGCATTTGTCTGATGGTGAGCGTAGCCTCCTGCTTGGACGCTTGGCGGTGCTTTACGAGATAGCTGCCGTCATGCGTCTTGCACAACACTCTTAGGTCTGCCCATTTGAACAGACAGAGAGTGAGTATTTCTTCCATTGGCAGATCATGCGAGAGCTGTGTGAAGAAATACAAGAGTTGGCTGTCAGAGAGTGACTGCCAATCTTTGGGGACTGATAAGTTAAATGTGTGTATCATGGCACAAAAATAACATCTGATTAGTAATTCGAGAAAGACAAAAATGACAAATAGTATATATAAACAATGGATTTTTTGTCATTATATTGGCACTTTGGATTTTAAGCAGTAATTTTGCAGATTATGAATCAGAACTTAAAGTTTGCCACTAATATAGAAGAACAAATCACCAAACTTGTTGAGAGAGGAATGGTGATAGAGGACATAGAGAAAGCCAAAGAAAACCTGTTGGATATAGGATATTTCCGATTAGGTTTTTACTGGTTTCCTTTTGAGAAATCATACCCACGTAAACAAAAAAGAGACCATATATTTAAAGATGGAACGAAGATTGACTATGCAATTCAGTTGTATTATTTTGACTTTGATTTGCGTAATTCTTTTCTCCGTTACATAAGTCGTGTAGAAATAAACTTCAGAACGAAGTTGATTTATATGGCTTCAAACAAGTATAAGGAGGATCCTTTTTGGTATGTTAACAGCAAATATGTTGAGAAGAGTTTCTTGAATAGTAAAGCCTTTCAAGATGCCATTCGTGATGCAAATACAGAAACGATTGTAAAACAAGACTTGAACAGATATTCCAGAAGCCACGCTCCTGCATGGAAAGTTCTTGAATATTTATCTTTTGGAGTAGTCATATCTCTGTTTGACAATCTTAAGGACGGTGGATTAAAACATGCAATATCAATGGAATATGGTATGGGCTCTTCCACTCAGTTCTCCAACTATATGAATACCATTCGTCGTTTGAGGAATTTCTGCGCCCATGGCAAAGTCCTTTACGATACAAACCTTCCTGTAGCAATAAGTAATGGACCTGCAGGAGATTTGGGCAGTCGTAAGACCATGCTATCCGGAGCATATTATATACTGAAGTATATCCTCGGTAAGGTGTCAACCAACCGTCAGCGCGATTTAGTAGACGATATGCGTAGGGCATTTGACAATGTTGAATTTGAAATCGTAAAGAAGATAATTTGTGATAATTCAGGATTTGATATTAACACGTTATAAGAAAAAATAGTTTAGTTGATAAACAAAGATATAAAAAGTTTGTTATTTCAAAAATTCGTTGTATCTTTGCAACGGATTAAGCCAGTGCACTTGATATGCTATATGCTATCATACTGCACTATAAAAGAAACTGACAAGGGGATTGGCAATGCCAACCCCTTATTTTTTTTGTTTAGAAAAAGTAGCCTCCTGCTTGCTTTTTATTTTTATATCCATGGTTTTCAAAGAGTTTGGCGGTGTCTGACTGTTTCCATTCAGCGAATACGTTGCCTTTGGCTAAACGTATGCTGTTCACGATGTCGATGATGTTTGGTATCGGGTATTCACCGATACGGAGGATGGAGAACTCGATGGCAGAGATGCGCTGATACATCCGCTTGTATTGAGCGGTGTCGAGAGTCATATCCCACTTGTTGAGAGCGTTGGCCGTGCGAAGCATGTCCATGAGCTCCGGACTGAAGAACTCCGTTTCGAGGCGGTGCTCAATGGTGAGTAACTTGGCATGAGTGTCTTGGTATCGCAGCCAGATATGGTCAGCGAAGCCCAGTTGGTGCACGATGTCGAGTGTAGGGAACATTGTGGCAGCGAAGTAATTGAACTGCTCCGAAGCTGTCCAATGGTGAGCATCCGGAAGCATGGTGAGGATAACAGCAAGCGCATCGTCGCGCTGTTTTTCGAGAGACAGAAGAAGCCTCTCGATGCGCTCCTTAGATGCCGGTATCACATTCTGATTGCTGACAATCCCAAAGCCATTAGGCGTAAGGATAAGGTCAAGCTGTGGTACGGCGTGCAGCATCGCCTCTGCAGCCGTGATGATACGGCAGTAATGCAGTAGCGGTGTGTTGTCAGAGTATGTGCGGATGCGACTTATCGTGTCGGACGAAACGAAAGTGTCGGTAAGCCATTGCTCCGCCTGTAAGAGGTGATACTGTATCTTGTCGAAAAGAGAAAGCTCACCAGCAACCGCTTTGAGGGTGTTGGGGACGTACTTCTTTAGGGTATCGTTGTCATTTATCAGCATTGCCATTGTCTTTAGATTTATTGAGTGAAACTTGCTTTGCGTCCTTATTCTCATCGAGCGTGGTGAGCTGGATGAATGGGCAGTCCGGCTTGACTGCTGTCCACTTGTTGAAACGGATAATTAGTCGGTGAACGGAAAAGAGAAGGTCGTGGTAAGGCTTTTGCAGAGCCTGGGCGATGGTGTAAAGCTCTCGCTTGTCGCTGCCTGAGTTGTTGGTCTGCGACTTGCCTGGCACCGAGCCTACGAGGTTGGAGTGGACGCGCATGGTAAAGCACATCATATTTATGGCTTCTACAATGTCCGTAGCCCAGTCGCCTCCCTCCTTGTCCGTCTCGATTTTGTTGATTACCACGTCATGCTGCTCCTCGCCGTTGGGTGAAACATAGAACGTGGAGAAGAGCACCTTGCCACTGTTCTCCATGCCAGTGAGGAAGTTGATGATGTTGTCCTTCTCCTCGTTGACACGCTCCTGCTGCTTAACACGGTCAGTGATGCCCTCGACCTTGAAGATATTGTTCCAAAACGAGTTGGCAATCTCGATGTGGTACTTTATGGGAGCCGAGTTTCGGAGCTTCGCTTCCTTAGCGATGCCGATGAGCTGCTTGATGTTGAACCACTTTCCTTTGAAAAGAGCTGCATAGTACGGTATTGGGTAATACGTATTGTCGGGTGTAGGAATACGGCTGATAACAGCGAACTTCTTGATTTTCTTCCCTCTGTTCTGAAGGTCGGTGAATGGCGACTGCGGATTGAGAAGGTCGATGCGCTCGATGTCCTCCGGACTGACCGTATTACGCCAGTTGGCATAAAGGATGTAAGGTATCACGCCCGACTTGTCGGCAGGAGCAAAGCGGACGTAACACGCCTGTTTGCGGACGATGCGGACAATGCGACTGGCATCATCATTGAGAATAATCACGCTGACGCAAAAGCCGAAGTGCTTGAAGTCCTGGCACACGCCGAGAAAGTAACTTGCGAGGTCATTGTCCAGCATGAAGTCATCCACTTGCGCTTGCACTTGTGCGGTGGCAAGCTCTGTGTCATAGACAAGTCCGCTGCCATAGCAGACTTCAGCATTGAACATCTGGCAAGTGCTCATGGTCTCGTCAGACTCGATGAGATCAATGATATTGTACGGCATCTGGTTGTCACCTCCCCATGGGATGTACTTCATCTTGTCGTTGATGATGATTGGCGCGATGTTATGCTCCTCCTTAAAGACTTCGGATGTCTTTGGGAGGAAGGCAGCTGATTTGTTGGTGCCAGGTATGGTGACAACGGATGTTGGTGGAATAAATGAAAAATCGCTCATATCTTGCTTTTTTAGGGCAAAGATATGAGCGATTGGGCGATAGGGAAAAGACATGTTTTAATGAGCAAAAGTAATTTATTAAAGCCAATTACTTTGTTGATAATGCAAATCCAATAGAAGTATAAAGGTACAAGGCGATACCTAACAGCACATAATAAGACAATTTACATGTTAAAGTCTTTAACAATGGACAAAATAATTTAATTTGTTACTACCTTTGCAAGATAAAGTGTTCTCATTACTATGTTACACATAGTAGAGCACATAATATCTTAGAAATAAGAAGCATAAACTTATGTATTTAATATATAATAACATTAAACGATGAACAAAAAGGCATACAGATTTATTGATTTATTCGCAGGTTTAGGAGGTTTTCATAAAGCTCTTGAAGCCTTAGGATGTGAGTGTGTCTTTGCATCGGAATTAAAAGAAGATCTTCAGAAACTTTACCAAATAAATTATCCAAATACACGGATTGAAGGTGATATTACTAAAATAGAGCCTAAAGATATTCCTGCGCATGACATTTTATGTGCAGGATTTCCTTGTCAGCCATTTAGTCAAGCTGGAAAACGTCAAGGTTTCAACGATGAAAAAGAAAGAGGTAACTTATTCGATTACATCTGTGCTATTTTAGAGGAACATAAACCGAGATATGTCATCTTGGAAAATGTCGCTAATTTGAAGGGACATGATGAAGGAAATACGTGGAAAACAATAAGCAGCAAATTGGATGCTCTTGGATATTCAGTAAAAGAAGATATTATATCTCCTCATCAATTTGGAATACCCCAACATCGCAAACGTATATACATCGTTTGTCAAAGAAAGGAGTATGGATTATTGGATACTTTTGAATTTCCAAAAGCATCCAAAAGGGCTAAGTGTGACATCAATAGTATTATAAATGAAAATGATACTAATATAACTCCTCTGAAATTGGAAACTCATAAACAATTAGATGTATGGCAGGAGTTTATAGATAATGTCGTTGCAAATGGCGATACTTTGCCAGGATTCCCTATTTGGGCTATGGAGTTTGGTGCAAGCTACGATTATGAAGATTGTGCACCTGCTTATCAGACTGTTTCAGAATTGAATGGTAAAAGGGGAAAACTTGGACAAGTGATATGTGGTAAAACATTAGAAGAATGTTTAAGTCAGTTGCCTAATTATGCACAAACGAAACGTTCTGAAAAATTTCCAGTCTGGAAAATACGCTATATTGAGCAGAACCGCGCCTTTTATGAAAGACACAAAGTGTGGCTCGATAAATGGCTTGTTAAAGTACAAAATTATGAGAATAGTCATCTAAAAATAGAATGGAACTGTGGCCAAAAGGAGAAACCTACTATTGAGGACAAAATTGTTCAATTTAGGGCTTCAGGTATTCGCATTAAACTGCCAACGTTTTCACCTGCATTAAATCTCGTAGGTACTCAAATACCTATATTCCCTTGGATAAAAATACCAGAGTCAATAAGAAAGCCTGGAGAACCAACAAAGGGACGGTATATGACATTGAGAGAAGCTGCTGCCATACAAGGTATGCAAGATATTTCATTTGGCAATGATGAATATCAGTTGCCATTGTCTCGCTGTTATGAGGCACTTGGAAATGCAGTAAATGTGGAACTGGTTAAGAAAGTCGCAAAAAAACTATTGGAATATGGCAAATAATGTTTCTATAGCAACAAGACCACTTGTTTATTCTGCTTTCAGATATATAAACAACAAGGTGTGGACGGCTCTTGCGGAATATATTGACAATTCTTTGCAGAGTTTCCTTAATCATCGTGATGAACTTGAAAAGATAAATCATGATGGTAAGCTCAATGTGTCTATCAATCTGGATTTTGATAATGACACAATAACGATAAAGGACGATGCCTATGGTATAGAAGAAGCAAACTATGAAAGGGCATTTGAACTTGCTAACATACCTCTTGATGCCAATGGATTAAATGAGTTTGGTATGGGTATGAAGGTCTCATCCGTTTGGCTATCAGACAAATGGAGCGTTGAGACTTCTGCTTATGGAGAAAATGTAAAGAAGACATTTGTATTTGACTTAAAAGAGGTGGTTGATAATGAAGAAACAGAATTGCCAATTGCTGTAGAAGAAGCTGATAGCACCGACCATTACACTATTGTTACGTTAAAACAACTGACAAATAACAAGCCAAGCAGCCGACAATTAAACAATATTAAAAAGCACCTTGCCAGTATTTATACGAAGTTTATTCGTGAAGGAATAATTAACTTGACAGTAAATGACGAGTTGCTTGAATATCATGAGTTGGCTTGTCTAAATGCTCCACATTACAAAACTCCCAATGGACCATCTGTTCTATGGAAAAAAGAAATCTGTTTTAAAGCACCAAAGCCAGACAACAAAGGAATGTATGTTGTCAAGGGATTTATCGGTTTATTGGAAACGATGAGTACTTCCATAGATAATGGTTTCTTGTTGTTTAGAAGAGATAGAGTAATTGGTACGAGTTATGAAGATAGATACCGACCTGAAGATTTGTGTGGTCAAGTAGGTTCTCCAAGATTTAAGCGTATCTTTGGAGAATTATATCTGGAAGGATTTGACGTTAGTTTTACCAAGAATTCTTTCCAAGAAGATGATGACCTGAAACTCTTCATGGAATTACTGAAAGACGATATAGCAAGTGACAAACAATTTGACTTGTTTGGTCAAGCACAAAATTATGTAAAGCCAAAGACTGCAAAGCAAAAATCACAAATGGGCGTTTCGCTTATAAAGAAAATCGCCCAAGGAATTGGTAAGACTATAACCGCAGTACCAAAGCAACAATCAACTGCTATTCAAACTGTCAGTAATCTTTCCAACCAGGCTCAAAATAGTGGAGATGTAGATAAACCTAAGGTTGTCACTACTACTATTAACACTGCTTGTGTTAATACTAAAGATGACGATAGTAATCAAATAAGTATTCCGCCTATTAAGACAAAAGTACAGTTCTCTGATGGTAAAGAGTTTGATATTGAGTTCAGATGTGAATATGGAAACAATCAGTATGAACTATATAATTTAACTCTTGATGATGCAACAGGATGTTATACATCTGTTATCAATTTAAAGAATCCATTTTTTGAGCAATTCAGTGATGCTTTGTCTAAACCAGATGGAATCAATCAAATAGCATATGTCTTAAAGACCATGATTGCTTCAGAAGTTAGGTTGACGAACAACGGCAATCCTGGAGGTATGGCTTTTAGAAATGAGTTTAACAAGTTATTTGGTACATTATAATGGCAACAATAAAAATCATAGATAACAAAGCGACATCTAATCGCTTGATGATAGGTGAAAACACCCTTCATTTTATGGGTCTGCAAAACGGACTTGATGATGATGGTAAAGCGGTCATTATGGATGAAGCTATGCACGTTCTTGGTCAGTGTATTCGACCGGGAATAAATGATAACATAACAAATATTGCAGTAGGCTATGTTCAAAGCGGAAAGACTTTGTCTTTTACTACCTTAACTGCATTAGCAGCGGATAATGGCTGGCGTGTAGTTGTATATTTAACAGGCACTAAAACCAATCTTCAAGAGCAAACTTCAAAAAGGCTCCAAAAAGATTTGGACATTGATAATACGGATACATACAGAATGTACACTGACATTATTGATAGTGTTAGTGTAGTAAACAATGCTCGTAATTTTTTAAAGTTGAGCGATGAGGTTTTGTTATTTCCTATATTGAAACATTATAAACACATATCAAGGCTTGCAAACATCTTTACTCAATTACGTCCAGAGTTAGATGGTAAAGGATGTATAATCATTGATGATGAAGCAGACCAGTCCAGTTTCAATACATACGCAAAGAAAAACTCTCAGAGCGAGGAATGGGAAGAAGATGAATTTAGTAAGACATATTCTTCTATTTTGGATTTGAAAAACTCACTTCCAAATCATTCTTATGTACAGTATACAGCTACGCCACAAGCTGCATTCTTAATAGATAATAATGATATATTGTCTCCAAAATTCCATACGGTATTAACACCAGGAAAAGGATATACAGGAGGTAAAGAATTCTTTAAAAATAAGGATAGAGATGTCGTTGAATTAATTCCTGATGACCAAATCAATGATCCCAAAAATCCTCTAACCTCACTGCCAGCTACTTTAATTGATGCTCTTAAGGAATTTCTTATAAGTGTAGCAATTGTTGTCATCATTCAGAAAAGAATGAAGTTCTTATCGATGATGGTTCATATAGATGGTCGTCGAGCATCTAATGAAAAGTTTGCTTCATGGATTAATGAAAAGACCCAAGAATGGATGGATTTCCTTACTGCTCCGGATGGTGATCCTGCTAAAAAATTCACAATTAATGGATTCCATGAAGCTTATCAGAAGATAACCAAGTATATGGATGGTGCTCCGTCGTTTGATGAAACGATGCAAGTTATGCAAAGAGCAATAATGCTTACCCAAACTCACCTTGTACAAGGAGGAGATTCTGACAATGATATAAATTGGAATTCTGACAAGGGACATATTCTGGTAGGTGCTGATATGTTAAATAGAGGTTTTACTATCGAAAAACTTTCTATGACGTATATGCCAAGAACAAGCAAGAGTAAGGCAACTGCAGATACAATTGAGCAACGTTGTCGATTCTTTGGATATAAGTCTTCCTATTTTGACGTTTGCAGAGTATATCTGCCAGCAAAAAGCATTGTCGAATACAATGATTATGTTGATCATGAGGAGACTTTACGCACAAGTTTGAAGCAGTGTACTTCTATTGCGGAGTTTAGCCAGCACTCCTCATCGATGCTTATGGCAGAGAGTTTGAATCCGACAAGAACTAATATCTTATCAAGAAAACTTGTGAGGACAAAGCTATCAGGATGGAGAGGACTTCGTTCTTTATTTGGCATTGAGGAAAACAAAACTGTGTGCAAACAATTTTTAGCAAATTGGAATGACACGGACTTTAAGTTGTTTAAGGATTATGACGGTAATATTTTGCGTAATCATAGATATATAAAATGCGATATAGATACATTTGTCAAGTTCTTTAAGCAAATAAAGTATGGTGATGTGCCAAATATTACAAGAAAAATTGTCACTTTGCAATATCTTGCTTATCTAAAAGAAAGCCAAAACATTCAATACATATATGTGTTTGAAATGGCTTTTGGAGCAAAGGAAGTCAAAGATTTGCGTTATCGTTCTTTGGTAGATGGTGAATCGAAACCAAATAACCTGATGGCTGGTCGTGCTGCAAATGGCTCTTACGATGGAGATGAAAAAATATGTTTTGATGATGCTGTATGTGTGCAATTACATCATATAAGGATAGAACAACCACTTAACAAGTTGCATAATAAAGACTTGTATAATTTGGAATTCTATTACCCTAATAGTGTTGCCAATAGTTTTGTAGGACTTGAAGACAATGAAGATTATGAGTAACAGGGAAGTTTTATATAAGAAATTTATAGATCTCTCACCGACAAATGGTGAGAGTAATGAATTTACTGTTGATACTATAATAGAAGGAAGACCACATAAAATAGGTGTATCACCAGAAGGACATGTCATGATATTTGTAGAGTGTTCTGATGAAAAAGTAACATCAAACATAAAGTTGAAGATGTTTAATGTAACATTCAACAGACTTTGCAAATTAAACAACCATGATAATACGGTTGAAAAGAAGTATGGCATAATCAAACTAATCTCAAACAATATAGACATTCAAAAATATTTTTTGGATGTCATGTGTATCGTTATTAAAAAACTCCCAGTATTGCCTAAAGTAGAACAATTAAAGCGAGAGGTTAGCAAGGTCGTTAGCTTATTTACTTCGATGCCGCAAATATCCAAAGAGGCTGTAAAAGGACTGTGGGCAGAACTTTTTTTAATAGAGCGTTCACGTAATCCTCTTTATTTATTGAAATCTTGGCATGTTTCTACTGAAGACAAATATGATTTCAATGATGGCGTAGACAAAATTGAGGTTAAGTCAACGAGTAATGAGGAGAGAATACACCATTTTGCGATAGAACAGCTGCACCCAAACAAAGAATCTCAATTACTTATTGCTTCCCTTATTATTGTAAATTCGGGATTAGGTATTGGAATTTTTGATTTAGTAGATTCCATCTCTTCGCGTATAAGCGACACTGACGCATTGCTGAAACTAAATGAAGAAGTACTGCAGACAATAGGCTGCCATATAGAAGAGGCAAAAGAAATCAAATATGATTATACCTATGCAAAGGATAATTTAAAATTCTTCGATTATAAAGTTGTGCCTGCAATCGACTTGAAAGACGTACCGTTGGGAGTTTCTTCTGTACATTTTGCGTCTTGCTTAAAGGGACTGGATGATGTAAAAGTAAGCAAATTAAGTGGAAACCTATTTAATTCACTTTAATATGGCAAAACGACAATATCCAAAAGGAAAAGAATTGGCAAAAAACTTTTTAGATAAGTTGAAAAGTTATCCCAACTTCGAGATTTTATCTCAAAGTGACGTTTGCCATATCCGTATAGATAATGATGAATACTATCTATACTTTAAATGTGTAACACATGAGGGTAAACCTTACCCTTTGGAACACCAAAGAGCTCAACTGCCAAGAAGAGACTCTTTTAATGCTATAAAGGAATCGGAAGTACCGTTTCTTTTTATAGGATATGACGTTGACAATGATGTTTACGTTTGTTGGGAGCCTTCTAAGGTCAAACCTCGATTAAATAAAAAAACATATGTTTCATTTTACAGTCGCTTATCAATACAAGAGAGTGTTGTTGAAGGTGAAATAAGAGATGAAGTATTAACCAATGGCGACAAGTTTGTCTTGTTTAAAAGTGCTGATATACTATCATTTTTTCAGATGATAGATCAGCATTTTGTAGAACTTAAGAAAAATGGAGAGGGTTTCATGGCAAGTGAACCTCCAGTTCTTTTAAAGGGAAAAGAAGTTGTTGGTAAAATTTTAGATATCAATGATGATGACTCATTGAAACTTTTAGTAGACAGCATGAAGGATGAATCAAGACTAAAAATAATGTCTGCTTGTATGAATGAGTTTGGAGAATATTACTTCAAAATGTCATTAATTGATTGGAATAAAGTAATAAGTAAATATTTGAACTAAAGAAATTCTATAACCTATGAACTTGAAAGTAAAATTTATCTTGACCTATGTAGCTGGAATAGTTACAGGAATTGTGTTATTGTTTGTGGTAGGCTTTTTTATGGCAAAGTCACAAGCAACGTCTGCATCAAATGATGATGTAGTAATGTTTGAAAAGCCTCGTGGCATTGTACCGGGCAAGGTCTTTGAGGTTATGCAGGTGCTGCCTGATGGAAGCGCATTAGCTACAGTTGACGATTTTGAAAGTGGTAATTTAGGAACAATAGTTCTCTTTGTAGGTGATGAAAGTACTTCTTATTATGACAGTCAAAAGATAAATGTGCCAGAAGGAAAAGTTGTAAAGCAAGTAGGAACTTACAGCTATATGGCACGTAATGAAATGTACAAAACGGTGCCAGTTGTTGAAATAATGGCAGAGTAAATGGAAGATATAAAGCACACATATACGATACAATGGGTCGGTCCTCTTACATACGACGAATACAAGGAGTATGTAAAGGGGACTGACACTATAGCCTCGGGTTATTTCAATTTCTATTATTTTGAGGCTCGAAAGGATGCCCGGTGTCGCTGGCATCGTTATGTAGGAATACATAAACAGAATGATGGTATCGAGAAGAGGTTGAATACAAAACACGAACATTTTGGCGAGTTTCTTGACTGCAAGGATTTGAGAATATGGATAGGCAGTTTTGCTGATACAAAGAATCAAAAAGCTGACCGCATAAAAATGGTAGAAAAATTGCTTATCCGAGCATATAAGAATATGCTTACGGAGAATGATAGAGAAAAAGGTTCTCTGCCGTCGTGTTCTGTTTGTATCATCAATATGTGGTTTGACAAGAACGAGAATCTGAAAAACTATAAAATAGAGAGACCTTGCTTTGATGACGTTGTGCTCTATTATCATGAGGATAATATATTCAAGCGAGGAAATCTGTCAAGGGTTATTTGTAATGATTAGATTATAAAGCTATGGGAGAAAACAGCTATTTGAAAGATAAGTTTCGTGCTGATGTCTTCAAGGAGATTGAAGAATATATCGGGCATGTTTATGGTGATGATTACCATGGTAATGATAAACTTATAGTTAATCCGTTTGACATGAGAGTTTCGCATGGTACACGTTCTGTTGATGAGATTGAAAAGAAATATGATTATTTCGATACGTTTGGATTGATAAAGCGTGATGGTGAGTTTACGTTTACACCTGACCCTGTCGGAATAGAGTGCGTTGTATTGCATTATTTTCCAAATGAGAAAGTGAAAAGTTTAGTTGAAAAAGTTGAGAAAGCTATAAGTGAGTTTATCAAAAAACATGGTTATACTGCGAATGCTAAAATTATAGTTCCGTTAGGTACGTTTGAACCTTTAGTTGACTCGGATGAATTGAAAACAAAGAATGGGTTGATTGAATGTGCAGAAGACGAGAATGGATGGGATGGCTATATTGAACGTCAACTACGGTTTCTTGTTAGGAGGAATAAACAGGGTGCATATATCTTCCAAGAGGACAAAATAATGAGAATTGCAGCAGAATTGCAATTAAACTATGGACTTTGATATTTTTGAATAAGATGAAAAAATATAAAGTATGGGGATGTACCCTATTGGGCTTCCCCATATATAGACAAGAAGCTGCTGGAATCTAAATAATTCCAACAGCTTTATTATAGATTCTATTCAATATCAAATCCCATGTCTTGCACAAGTTGCTTGACAACATTGACTTTGACGGTTGAAGCATCCTCTTTATCATAGAGAAGAAGAAAAACCACATGACCGTTTTCCACATCTGTAAGGACATTGAAGGTAATGACCCTTGCTCCACCAGATTTACCTTTGCCTTTAGCTTTGATAGCCATACGGATTTTGCGTATGTTTTTTGTAATCTCATCGCCTTGCAAAGGATTGTTCTTAATGCTTTCAAGAAACACCTTGTAGTCTTGTTTAAAACTTGGATATTTCTTAGCGAGACGTTTTGCTTCTTTTGCGAAGTCGTCAGAAACCGATACAGTAATATTATAACTCATCGAGCAAACTATCTGCAGATTGAAGTTTACGCTTTCCGGCTATGGCTTCCTTTACCTCCGTCAAAGCGTTTTTGAGTTCTTTCATCAAGTCGCGCGGTGCGTCAATGGTATTACTTCCGTCATCTGGGAAGATGCGGAAACTGCCAGCACGCGATTTTAGGACTACGTGCTCTCCTGCTTTTGCCAAATTCAGATACTTTGTCTGATTAGTGCGAAAGTCTCTTGTGCTAACTACAACCATAATTCAATATATTTGTTTACGATGCAAAGATACGCTTTTTTATTGAAACAACAATCGAAATGGTAGCCAATTAACATAATTTGGTAGCCAAATTACATATACACCTCAATTCCATTCACCTCAAATATGCACACGTCTCGAAGCTGCCGGATTTCGTTGGAGTCCAGCAGCTTCATTCGTCTTGTGCCTTTATAGAAGTCGTACCTGAGAGAGATGCAGCGGTGCCAGGACTGGATTTCACCGCTGCGAGTCCATAGACGGATGTCAATGGGTTCGGGACTGGAGAGTATTTTGCGGAGGGTGGTGATGTGGATGGATTGCATAGCGATGTGGATTAATCGAAGGTGCGGTAGAAAGGATCATCGAAGATGTCCTTACCGTAGTCGATGTTGATTGGGAAATGGTGGCTGCTATACTTGTACTTGAACTTGATGCTGTTCGTGGCGTTGTCGGCATCGGAGATTTCACTGTTTATGTCAGTGACGGTGATGGGTGCCAGAGCACCACCTATCTCAACGATGTTGACATAGCGAGAAAGGAGGAGCTGGGAGAAGTGCTTGGCTTCCTCGAAGGTAAGCATCGAGGATTCCACGTCATACTCGTAGGCGGACTTGTCATCATAGAATGTGGTGACACCGAGCGAGGTGGCAGTGGAACGGTCGAGGTCGAGTTTGCTCTTTGTGACGCAAGTGAGGTGTATGTATTCATCGCAGTTGAACTCATTGCGCACGAGCAGCGTGAGGTTCGGCGTGCGGTCAGTGACATAGAACGTCTTGGCAAGAAAGCCACGATGAACGGTGAACTGGAGCAGTCGGCACTTGCTGCCGATGCGGGTTTCTATAGCAATAGGACTTATAATGTCACGTATCAAGGTGGTGTTCTTGGTGTCCACTTTAGCATCCTCGATGCGAACCATGCGAGGTGTAGACTCGCCATCGAAGAGAGCCAGGCACTCGGTGTAGCCCTGCAGCGTGACATCAGGCAAGTAAAACGCCGAAAGAGTCTGAGACGAATTGCGTGGAATGGTGAACATCGAGCGTGTGGTGAGGAAGCACAGCTGTACGAAGCCCATGGCATTTGTGGCGAGGCTCAGACGAGAGTAAATGAAATGGCGCTCTGGCGTGGTCGTCTCTTCAGTCTTTGTGTCCGCTGTGATGACGAAGTTGGCGAAGACACGCTGCTTATCCAGCATGTGTCCCTCTATAATGGAGCGAGCATCATAGAGCATGGCGGTGTTATTGTAAGGATAAAGCGTAGTTTCAAAGATAGTGTCAGGACCACATGCAATAGTGACATATACCGAAGCAGCATCAGAAGATATTTCAATCTCCGACGGGATGTTGCAGGTGAAGACGTAGAGAGAAGGATTATAATTGATTTTCAGCATGACCTTTTTGTTTTCAAAGATAACAGGCTTTACCTGTATAAGAAAAGACCCAACCGCAGCGTTGCTCTGCACGGCTCGAAGGACAAAGGGCTTTAGTATGGAGTGTAGGCAAGTGCGGACTTGTTACGATCTTGCAGCAGCGACAGAAGAAAGCCCGACTCCTTCGAGCCGGGCGGAAGTTTAAGACTGCCTAAGCAGCCTTTTCAGCCTTTGGCTTGCGCCCTCTTTTCTTCTTAGGCTTTTCCTCTACTGGAGCTGGCTCCGACTTCTGCACCTCCTGCGCCGTGGGAGCTGTGGCTCCCTTGGCTTTTGCAATCTCTTGCGAGAGGCGTGCGAGGCAATTATCAGAGATGTACAATCCCAACCTCTTTTTGAGGAGGAAGGCGAGGCGCATAGCCTTGTATGCACTTGTGCAATACATCTTATCTGAGCTGTTATCGCTTGTGTAAACGACCCATACATTGTTTGTGGACTTGCCGGAATTGGCTTTAGCTGCTAAAATGACATTTGAAGTATTCATAACTTTCTTATTTTAAGAGTGAAACAATCTGATTAGTGAATGAGATAGACTTCGATATAGCTGATGTCTACAAAGCTGTCTGCAGCGAGTGCTTCCGCCTTGGCGCTTGCCTCAGAATGGCTGTCCGCCTCGATTTCATATTCGATATACTCGCCATCCTCTCCATTGATGACAACTTGATAGAGATTGCTTGACAATTCAACCTGTCTTGAACTTCTTTTACCGAAGTGATATTCTAAATTAAAAGTGGTGTGTACCATAATCTTTAAAATTTTATTTGTTCGACTTAAAAGTGAAGCACCGAAGTGCTTTTGTAATTTTTACGTGCATACAAGGAGCAGCAAGGAGAAGGCATGTAAATGCAAGGGATAGCCAAGATTATTTCATCCTTCGGGCTTGAAAGATTTTGGAATGAGGCAAACCTGCCCCAAAAACTTTTGAAAAAATCTTAGGATAAGCGTGGAGCGCGACCCTTTCAGAATGCCGCTTGCGCTAACTTTGCAAAGGAAAAATCAGAAAGCATTACATTTGGTAAGTGCTTCACGTCGAACAAATAAAATGATTTGGTACAAAGAACACCACTTCAGAATATTACTCCGGAATAATAAAAGAAGAAGACTGGTGATATGAATTGTGCAATCTCTGTTGTCATCATAGGATGGGATGGCTACTTCTTTCATGATGAAATCGTGGCAGACAGATACCAATCTTTTAGGCAAGCAGAAAGGTGGATGTGCTTGTGGCTACAAAAATTAACATCAGCAGTATCGGAGTTCATTCACTAATGAGAGTGTGGAACGGATGAGAAAAGGCAAATATGAATATTTGTCATTTTGGTGGCGAAATAAAAGCCGATTCGTCCACAGACATTGCATGGGACGGTGGAACAAGCTACCAAGATAACAGCATAGGAAAGATGCACAAAGTGCAGGAAAGGCGGTGCGCCACGCCTTACTCCTTTGAAAATAGGGATTGGCTACCTTTCGTTATTGACTCTCACGCCTGAGAGATTGCAAAAGCCAAAGGTGCAGATGAAGCGAAGCGTAACAGGAGATGAAGCCGAAGACTGCTGCCCACAAAGGAAAAGCCCTTGTCCTACGTTGGTTGGGCGCAAGACAAAGGCTTTATGAAAAGGCGGATTAGGAGGGATTCCGCTTCAATTTATAGACAAGACAAATATAGCTTCTTCATCGTATGAGTCTAAATCTTTTACCAATTATCCCTCAGAGCCCCGAACACAGTAAAACTTAACAACGAAATCATCGTCATTGACACGCAAAACAATATTAAACCTATCTTGAAAATTTTCCAATAATTCAGCAATAGCATAAATGAATGCTATACATAGATAAAGAGTTCTCTTGAACTCTTGATGGTTTTCAATAAGTATCTTATTGTTTGAATATTCATTCCCAGTTTTAGTCTCATAGAAATAAGATAATCGGTTGTCATCTTATAGGTTATATTCTATTATTTTCCAAATAACTAAAAACACTTTCTAACTGATTATAGTAATCCAAAACGTTAGGTTCTTTTTGTTCATACATATATCTAACATGAGGGAAAATTATTTGTTTAAGTTTGGAAAAATTTGATGGACTTACCAATTTACATAAAGCTAAATCTATAAATATCCAATCAGCACCAACATTTGGAAGGGTGGCGCTACCATTCAAAATTGGTAAAATCGTCTTCTCGTATAGTTTATCAAGAGCAGAATATTCTTTAAAAACATACTCTGCGCATTTTTGGAGATTGGTTTGAAAATATTCAAAGTCGGTTGTATATTTTTCTCCATCCAAACTAAAATAGAATTTATCTTGTAAAGAAAGCATATCCCCAGAAAAGGAGATACTTGCTCTATCTCGTTGGTCTTGAAGACTTTTTATACTAAATTTTTCAAACCATTTATGAAGAATATCAAATCTAATACCATAGATAGGATATATTACAAGGGATGAAGTCGTTTCGTCCATCCAATGATCAAGTTCTATAATATATTTTCCTCCTTTCGTTTTTAATAAAAAGGAGGCATCGCGTTTTCTAAATTTGTATTTAGAAAAGAAACCTATCTGACTTAAATCCTTTATAATGTTTTCAAATATAAGAGCCATTTTTATTATTTAGTTAAAGCGTAATATTTCTCCAAGTTAAAAACGACAGGACAAGAACTATATTTTGCATAGGAATCCATTTCTCTATTTTTGAAGAATCAACCATTTAGGTTGCTTTATTTCTCCGTTTTATACGTTTGTTTACTATAATTTTGATAATACGAAACGCCAAGATTACCAAATGAATGAATGTAAGTAACAACAGATAAAACCACCAAGTAAATGCTGCTCCACCATACCCCCTATATAACATGAAGTAATACAAAGGGCATGAGTAATAAAAGAACACGATG